CACCAGAGGTGACATACGTTGTATCCCTACGCGGATTGCGTAGAGCTTGCGGATCATCCACTGGAAATGTTCCAAGCATTAACTGAGGTTGATCTGGATCCCAGCATTCTGGGCACACCAACAACTGATACTGACGCTGCTTAATGACTTCAGTCTTAAGCTTCTTTAACTGATACTGCTGGCCGCACCGATCACATTCAGCAATCGCTATCTTGCCGGATGCAAATCGGTTACCCATTACATACTCCCACCAATAAACATCTGACGGGGCACAAAGCGGATGGCCGCTTTCTCTCTGTCTTCACCGGCTGCCAGATCAAACTGCTCGTTGTATGCAGCCTTAAGCATCTCAAGGCGGGGCATTAACTCAGGCACTTTCATGGCGATGTGATACGCCAGACCAGCCACTACACATGGCAGGAAGCGGAAATTCATGTCTGCTGTCTCTGCACCAGCGCCAGCATCCTGAACCCGGCGCAATCTCCAGTACACAAACTGGTAAGACGTGCTGTTATCAGGCGTAGGCCAGACAGTAACCGCAGGAAGCTGAGGAACAAAGACTGCCGTGCCATCTGCCTGAGAGGCAGCCGTTGTATTGTTCTGACCACGGAATACACCACCAAGGGTATTCCCTGAGATGTAGCCATAGTAGATGTCTTCACTGTTTAAACGCAGAAAACCAGATCCTGCTAACCCAACCACCGTGTTAAGCGTGAGCGTGGTGTCCGTGGAGGAGATGGCTCCAACCAAGACCGCATCTGTTGGGTTAACTTGTCCAGAAAGCCGCTGAACCCACACTTGAATGGGACGTGCTTGCTGTAGCTTGTTCGGTATGGTCGCATAAGTAGAAACACTAATACGTGTGATTGTTAGGTCAGCCTGCGTGGAAGAGGAGTTCTGGCCTGTACGGATAACCTGCTCTAACAGATCAATCGTATCTGTAGGCAGGGCGTAGGTAGCAAGACCCGGTGTCAGGTTAATAAACCCTTGCTCCATCGTCCACATGTTGATGCCACGGTTCTGCCACTCTATGGTCATGAGGTTCATTGATCTGCGTGCTGTACGCAAGTCATAACCTGAACGCATCTCCCGACCCGCACGCTCCCATGCTTCCTCGGCAATCTCCGTGAAATCCATATTGAAAAGCGTTGATCCGGTAGTGGTCATCTAAATCCTGCCGTTTTCTTTGCTATTGCTTTGGGTTGGGCTACAAACTGTTTGCCAGCGGCTTTACCAGCACGCTTGGCCTTGGTTGTAGCCGCATATTCTTGTGGTGACAATGATTTAATTGCTTTCTCTGGCAAATATCTCTCACCTGTTTTACTTGACGGCTTTCCGCTCTTGGTGCGCCATTTCTGGTCGCCCCATTCTTTGAGGGATTGCTGTGGTGCTTTCAATCTCTATACCCCCCACCTGCCGCCTTGTATTTTTTAGCGACAAGCTGTGCTTTCCGTGCTGACCACTGACCTGCGCCAGTACCATGCGTTGCTGCGGCTTTTACTTGGGACACAATCCTTTTGCGAAGACCGGGCTTTGTGTAATTACCAGCCGCATTCACTTTACCGCCTTCGGCGTATTGCGTGAAGTCAGTATCATCCCGACGAGCTTTACGCTTGCCTTTGGGCATCTTACTGGGGGAGATGGCTCCCATTCCACGGCTGGCTAACATATCAGCACATCCCACCATTTTTCATGGTGATCATAGTGCCTTTAGTTTTGCCTTTTGTGGCGCAACCATCAGCACGGCTAGACGCAGAAGAAACTTTGCCGCCACGTTTAAATGTATCACCTGCGGGATTTGTATTTTCACCAGTGTTGCGTTTAGTCTTGACGCTTTGAGCACGTTTAGCAGCATCTAAATACGATTTAGTAGCTTCTTCGTCTTCTTTTTTATTGCCTGCCAAAGTGTGATACATACTCTTAGCACCAAACTTAGCAGACTCAATAATTCCGGGGCTACCGGGTTGTGTCCCTAACAAAGCGCCACCAACAAGAGCACCTGCGGGGGCCATTGCTGCGCCCGCAGCTTTGCGACCAAGCTTACCAAATGTTGTATCTGGCTCTGGCATTTCTTTGTTGTAGGCTTTGTCAGCCGCTGCCCGCATTTTGCGGTCGGCTTGTTCTTCACGAGCTTGTTTTTCTGCGGGACTCATGATATTTCCTTAGCAAATTTTGCAACGTGTCTTGCCTTTAGTGGCAATACCGTCAGCACGTCTAGACGCAGATGAAACCATTCCACCGGAGGCATATTGCTTTACTGCACCACCGCGCTTCTTGGCGGTGACATCGGTAACATCAGAATCTTTGCGGGGGCCGCTAAGTTTTTTTGTATCCATACCAATTTTTTTGGTACTTAATGCTTTCTTGGCTGCTTTTGCCGCATCGTACATTTTCTTTGCTTTGTATGCACCAAGAGCACCCAAACCTGCTACACCCGTAGCCATTAAGGCATTGCCAACGTTGCGACCAGTTTCTGAAGAATCAATTTTTTCACCTTGGGGTGCTTTAGCAGATTGGCCGGGAATCTTAGCGGCGGCAGATTTCTCTTCATCACGAGGGCCACCGTGCGTAGCAATAGGAGGGCTTGTGCCAGCATCACTACGCATACCACGTAATGGGCCTGCGTACTGGGGAGCTTGAGGCATACCAATACGATCTTGTTCGGGCTTTGGTTTAGACGCAACAGGCGGTCTAGCAGGTAACGTAGGCTTATTCATTACCTGACGTGTAGGCTTGACGGTTTCGCTAGAGCTACGACCAGCACTTGGGCCATAGTCTGAATACATGTCGTCAGACAGAGGACGTGAAGACGCAGCAGGCATAGAAGGGGCGGATGGCATAGGTTGATTAACCGATACCGATTCACCGCGATCACGGCCACGGCCAGCACCAAAGCGGTTGTATGCTTCCGAGCCGGGCTGGTCAATGTTACCTGCGCGGATGCGTTCAAAGAAGCCTACAGGAGCTTCTTTATTTGACATCTCTAGGCCACGTTTTTTAGCAGCGGCTTCCATGGGATCCATTTCACCCATAACTTCGCCGCCACCTTCGTAGCGTTTAAACTTCTTCATTGGTTTCTTGGTAGCCATAATTTACTCCTTAGCAGGCTTTGCCGCCCATGTTCATCTTAACCATTGTTGCTTTGGTTTTGCCTTTTGTAGCAATCCCGTTAGCTGATTTGCGGAATGCGCCGCCAGCAGCCAACTTAGTCATAGGCTGACCTTTGTGCAAACGGCCTTCGTGTTTATTCACAGCCTTCTGCATCATCTTTTTGTCCATCTTGACATCTTCATGAGCCATGCCGCCTTTTTTCATCTTGCCAACGCCATCAGCAGCAAAGTCAGGAACCATTTTCCCGCCCTTGTTGACCATGTTTAAACCGCCTGATGCGTATCCACCCATGTTCATCTTTTTCATATCACCACCTTTAGAAAATTTACGGCCTTTGTCAGCCGCTGAAAAATCTTTCCCCACAGAGGTGGGAACGCCTGCTTTCTTAGCAAAAGATGGGTTATTAGCCACCGCTGCCATGAAATTATGTTGAGCTTTACTCTTACTTGGCATTATCGTCCCGCTTGAATAAGCTGGTCAATCTTTGCTTCAAGCTTGTTAAAGCGTTGGTCAATGTGGTTTGTAATGCGATCCACTTCTGCTTGAGTAACGTTATCACGGGCAACCTCCTCGCGTGTTTTGTTCAACAGAATACTGATACGAGCCAGCTCCCTGAACTTTTCATTCATCATGTAGCCTAGCAGTCCAATCACTAAGGACAGGACGGCAGACCAAGCGGTGTTTAGATCTAACAATTCCAAGCCCTCAATGCTTTATTGATCCGTGAGTTCGGGTCGTTTGCTGTCTTGGCGGAGGTTAGCTTCTTCTTCATGCCACTCATCCTTGCACAGAAAGAGTCGCGCCGTGAGCCGCCTTCCGGCTGGGGAGGTTTCAAGTTCATACCTTGCGCTTTCGCGGAGGCCCGACCCTTGGCGTTCAAGCCGCCCTTCTCGGACTTGCCTTCTTTCCTCTGCCATGCTGGACTCTTAGCCATAATAAATCTGCGCTGAATCAATAGCAGTCATCAGTGCATAAATACCTTGAGTAGCTAACACACCTTCGCCCGGAATAACGGGTGCATTACTAAAAGTATCAGTGCCGTCTATTTCGTAAGTCATCAGCCACCGACCACCGCCACTTACATACGAAGCCGCAGTAGAAGTAATTGTTCCGGTGTTAATGTCTGTTAGCGTAAATGTATCCGCGCCTGTGCGAGTGATAGTGTAATTTCCATCAGTTGCTGATTGACTTGTATTGCTGTCAAAGTGAATACCAACAACAGCGCCTGTAGACAAGCCGTGAGCAGTCTTTGTCACCGTCACAGTTGTTCCAGAGCGGGCATAGGTAACACTAGCCGTTACAGGTACAGAAGCGGTATCAAACAACACTAGAGTGCCATCCGTGCCAGAACCAAAAAACGAAATGCCTTTAACGCGATTTCGTCCAAGAACAAAAAAACCACTTTGGTTTAAATGCCCTTGCTTAACGTCTGTTTGCATCATAATCAATCTCCTTTAAAAAAGGGGCCGAAGCCCCTTGGGTTGATTAGGCAGTACGGGTGAACACGTAGGCCGTTGCGCTGGAGAACATGATAGTGAAACGGGCAAGGCCAGTTGCACCTGATGCAATTGTCAAGTCACCAAAGCTGCCTGCTGTATCAGCAGCAGCGCTAGACAAAATACCGTTGGTTGCAACAGCCATAGTGACTGTGCTTGCGCCAGCGGTGTTGTCAACGTACAACTCCAACACAGTACCGCGAGTAGCGCCAATAGCCGCGCCAAGGGCTGTGCCTGTAGGCAATGTGATGGTTGTAGCGGCGGCTGACGTAGAAGTGATGTAGCCAGTTGCAACTTCTGCTGCGGTGGCTGTAGCCGTTGCGTTGATAGCGGCTGTTGTTGGGTGGTTTTGATCTGTAAAAACCAGATTTGTGGCCGTTACAGTTGTAGCGGCCAAAGTAGTCACGCTAGTAGCTGTGCCAAACGTAGCGTCAACGGTGACTGCGCCAGTAGTGGCACTGATAGAAATGTCTTGAAAGCCATTTACGGAACGAACTGGGCCATTGAACGTGGTATTTGCCATGATGTGTCCTTACATACAAGTTAAGTGCATTGATCTGTATGTCGTCAGCCGGGACTGTTCAATGCACCGGATAAGCCCGGATTACCATGTTTATACCACTGTGTTTAAACCAATGCAACAAAAAAGGGGCC